TTCATGTCGTAGCGACTGTTCAAGCCTTCCAATGTTTGGTAGACCTGTTGCGCTTCTTTAGCCTCGGTAGCAGCTTCCTGTATTTCCAACTGATTACCAGCCTTCCATACATCCATTAATCCAGCAGCAGCGTCAGGGTCTTTATTATATAACTCTAACCATCTGCCTCGTGATACAGGGTCGTTCAGTGCTTCTTCCATTCTCTGACCGCTCAATAACTGAGTTAACTGAGCCGCTTCTTCCTGCTCTGCCTTCTGTATCTTCTCAGTCTTAATCTGTTGAGCAATACCTATAGCCAAGCGATTAGCGTTAGAGTAATCGGGCACTAATGAGCCACCATGAACAGGTCTAAAATTCGATCTTATAGGGTTCATGCTGCCAACCTCACTTGCACTTCTGGATAATTAATTGCTTTGATACCGTTTATGTCATATACGCAATCTGGATAGACTTTCTCTACATCCTGCGCTTTAAATCCTGTAGACATTTCAGCACCCATTACCCCCTTATATTCGTCTTTCCAATCCCACTCATACAGTGGCAATCCTTTGATTGAACCGATGTATTCCATGTTCTCCTTCAAGCGTTCATCAGAGAAGAATATCGCTGCTGCTGTCAGTGCCGTATTAACCACGTTCTGACTCTGTTGCGCATCAGCTTGTGCGCCCTGAATAAGTCCAGTTGAGCGAGCATCCGCCGCACTCTGCACACCTTGAGCAAGTGACTGTTGAGAGCCTAGCAAGCCCTGAGCCTGTGCGTTGCCGGAATTAAGTATCCCCTGGGCTAGTGCGTTTTGACCGTCTGCTGCTGCTTGAGCGCCTTGTACAAGGAAGTTACCCTGAGTAGCCGCGCCTTGTGTTGTTAGGTTGCCGATATTAGCCGCTGTACCTGTTTCGATATTGCCTACAGCGTTAGCATAATTCTGACCAAATGCGCCCACCTGTGCAACTGAGTTCTGACCGACACCTACGTTATTACCTAAACGTCCGTACAGTTGGTTCTCAATCTCTCGACCTAATCCTGTGGATATGTCAGATGCTTGTTCTATAGCCGCACCACTTCTTGTAAGTCCTATGCGTGAGGAGTAATCGTCTGCCACTTCTTGTCTGTCTTTTCTTAGCGCACCAAAGTTAGAACTATCGAATATCTGACCTAGTCGATCATCGTAACCTTGAATCGTTGAGGCATTATCAAAAGCGCTAATCGAGTCATTGCCTAGATCGACGTAAGGCTGGAAACGTTCTACTGTTTGGTTATATTGTCTCGCCTGTTCAGCTAATGCTCGTGCAGCCGCTTGTGCTTGTAAGTCAGCAGAGTATCGTGTGGCGTTAGCAGATAAGTGTGCAGCTTCAGACGTTGCTCCTGCAATAGCGTGGGATCCACTAGCAGCGATATTAGCCGCTTCCAGTGCCGCAGCCGAACTCATACCAGCCGCTTCTAATTGTGCAGCCGATTGAGTGTTAGCAACCTGTGTAGCAGCGTTAGCTTGTATCTGTGCTGCCTGTCTAGCCGCTCGACTACCCGAACTCTTACCCATTACAGATTAACCTCAAATATTCCAAAGTTCTCATCGTGTATTTTTCTCATTCCAGCACTTGCACAAAGCATTGATGCCCTGCGGTGTGTCTTGTCGTGTATTGTGTAAACCTTTGCAAAGCCCATTGATTTAAGGTCTGACCATTGCTCTTTAATTTGTGTGATAAATCCCTCACCTACATCACCAAGTAATGCAGCATGCATTTCCGCACAGACTCCCTTGCGCTCATAAATCATCAAACCCTTACCTACTCGATAATAAATATCATCAAGATTAGGGATGTATTCTGTTACCTCTAATTCGTCAGACATGAAACGAAACACTAACGGGTCAGTGAGTACCTTCTTTATCTCCCGTAGTGAGTAAACGCGCTCAAGGCTCAAGTGTTGTGATTCGATCTTCGTGGTCATTGACACGCCTTACAAGGTCATCAATGAACTTCATTAACTGTTCTGATCCTATTACTCGGCTATCACCCTGCAATCGGCCTATAGCGTCCTGATAATCAGGTTGTGAGGCTGCTGGATCGTTAGAACTCATTTAGCCACCATGTTGTCGATAGAGAATGGAACGCTGGATGTTGTGTGTATAAATATCCCTGCATAACCATCGTATTGACCTAAGCCACCAACACCACGAAAGCGCAGCTTGTTGTCATACTGACCACCAGTACCCATATATAGGAATGGCGACCATATCTGACCGTCACGACTCACTGATAAGCCTACAGAGCTAGTCTCAATATTCTGTGCTAGAGATAGTTCAAGCGATGAAAGCGTAAACACCGACTCATCGCCCATGCGTATGAATGTCTTAAAGCCTCGACTAAAATCACCAGATGTATCAGCATCAGCAGCCGTTAACTTGTAAAGCCCGTCTGACTTCTGCACGTACCAAGTGTCATTGAATAACTTAGCGTTCTGATAACCCCATTGGTTTAATACAGTTGCTCCTGGAGTACCGTTAGTAAAGTATCCCCAATTAGCTGGCTGACCACCTGAGAACACAAAGGTCCTATCTGGCATTTCAAACGTATAGCAATCCACACCCCGCCAATTAAATCTCTGGCCTGAAACAGTCATTAGCTGCTCTTGTGTGTAGCTAGTATTCAGTAATTCATTAACAGAGTCAGTGGATACTGGAACAGCACCACCGTCTGCATAGGCATAGAACTGATAGCCACCGTCCTTATCATGACCAAGAAACATGAATGAATCTCTGGTCTGGACAATTCCGCCAACATAACCCACCGATATAATAGAGTTATTCACCCGCACAAACGGTGCAGCCGATGTGCCTACATTCCTGAATCGTTCAATGGATTCCTCACCAAAGATAAACAGGTCATTTCTGATATTCAGTGCTAACTTATTACCATCCGGCAGAGTTTCAGCGTCAAAGAAGTCACTTGCTCCAACGTCATCAGCATCTGTGATAGCCGACCAAAAGACCGACTCACCATCAGCATTAACCCATACAAAACGACTGTCCACACGCGCTACAGATTGCGCGACGGGTAGATGTGGGTCAGTAGTGGCTGCTAGTGTTGTTCCATCCCACGTATAATTCGTGTTACCTGTGGCTATAGCCGTATGTACAAAGCCTTTAGCCGTTGATACCTTACCTGAACCCTTAACAGTGCCTTTACTCGTTAAAGTTGTAGTGCCTGTGTACATGGTCTGACCAAATATCGAACATAAAGCCCCATCACGCTCAAATAAGCCCCTTGGAGCACCAGAAACACTCGACACCAACTCACAAGCTGGCCTTGAGACTAGTGCGCCTTGAGAATAAATCTGATTGAGCGTGTATTCCTGAAGTTTAGGAGTCGTCGTTGACCCACTAATACTTCTAGGTAGTGGTACTTGTATCATCAGCTAATGCATTGCCGTTAAAGAATGGATGACGATTAACACCACGAGTAGATCCCTGACCTTTAGGCAGTAATTTACTCGGTGCTATGTTAGTAATCGTTGCTTGACGATACATACGCGCTAATGCGTTATATGCAGACTGTTTACCCAACATAATCTTAGGCGTTGCTTCAACTCTAGCCAGATCACACAAGTCAGGTGCTAAATAGCGTATTAAATGCGTGGTAGCTGCCACTGGTTCGTTTAACTCTGTCGTTAGCGCAGTAGGTACAGCGATCGTAGTAGTGACTTCTGAGACAGTTTCCTCCAGGATAATCTCATTCTTTCTGAGTGTTTCCTGTGCTGTCACCAAATAATCTAAAGATGCAGCCAATACCGATGTAGGCGCTGGCATTATGTCGCTATGCGCCCCGATATGGTTTAACGCTCGTTTAATTATGGTGACTGCTGTGCTCATATTTAGCCTGTAAGGTCTTTTGCTTGTTCAATCCAACCTTCACGCTCAATGCGACCATGAAAAGCCAGCTTTTTGTCAAATGCAGCAACATCTTCGTCAGTCCATGCTGCAATCTGTGAAAATCTAGTGATACCCTCGTTATTCAACTTAGCAGCGATAGTGCTACCTACCCCCGACAATTCTGTTAAATCGTCTTGTGAGGCCTCTGGTGCGCTTGTGGAGGGTTCTTCACCCATAACTAGGCTAAATCCAGCCTCAAGCATCTCTACTTCTTCGTCAGCGTCTTTAGCCAACCCCATGCACCATTCAGAGTTGAATACTACGAACGTGCCTTTTAATCTGCCCCTGTAATACAGAGCCTTTGGAAATTCTCTCATTGTTCCCTCCAAGGAATTAGTAGGAATAACCCCTGCCGAAACAGGGGCATCCCATGAAAGCACTACTAGATAGCAGCGCCTTGACTTGGTAACAACAGACCACACTTCAACGGATCAACTACATTGGCCTTAGACCAAGTAGTGAAACGATATTTTGTAGCCAACGTGTCAATTGTGCCTTGACGGATAAACGCAACACTCAAGCCGGAGCTAGTTGTGTACGTACCCAAGACCGTGGCAGCAGAACCCGCTAGGGCTTCCACATTCAGGTCTGAAGCGAACAATCGAACAGCGTTTTTAGTTGTGAATACCGCAGGAGATGAAGCAGCAGTGTTTATCGCTGTGATTACCGCGCCATTACCTGGAGCAGCACTCACGTTCTGATAAGCACCAGCAGCAACAATCGCGGGTGAAATAGTCGGGGTAGTAGTACCACCGCCAGAAATCACTCGGAAAGTCATCAACTGACCAGTATCCGTTTTCGTATCGATACCAACACGATTCACACCAGCAATAGTGAATACATCGCCATTAGTCAGTGAACCACTCGTATTAGTCACTGTAAGAACCTGTGTACGTATGTCGTTATTACTAGGTGCTGATGGAGTTACGTCAGACTTGTACGCTACTGGATCACTGTCTTGGTCTGCACCATTGACTGTGACAGTAGTGACTGAGTCTGCGCCAATCTCTTTCAGTGCGTTTGTCTTAAACACATCAAAAGAAGCGACCTGTGGCAACTGAGCATTACCGTAAGCAGCGTGGTCACGACTATTATCAGTCGCTCTCATGCCTAACTCATTGGCAAGACCCATACCCATGCGTGGATTCAGATAAAGGAATCGTTCGTCAGAGCCAGCCTCTATTTCGTCCAACATGGCATCTGCTTTCGCAAAATGAGCATAGG